GGCGAAGACCCAGTCCGGCCAGCCGTAGCCGCAGGCGTGGTCCGCGCCGGTCTCGATGGTGTGAATGCCCCTGACGGCAGCTTCCGAGTAGCGGACATGAAACCCGCACCAGCCCCGCTCCCGGGCCCTGGCCAGGACCCAGGTCTCGAACTCGTCTTCACCGGCGATCTCGTTCTTCAGGTTGCCCGGCAGATGGGCCCTACGTGGCATGCGGGTAGGCTGCCAGTCTGCCCCTGGCGAGCGCCACCATCTCCGGATCGAGGTCGTAGCCGATGACGTTGCGGCCCAGCTTGACGGCCGCCAGGGCGGTCGTCCCCGAGCCCAGGAACGGGTCCAGCACGGTGTCGCCGCGGAAGCTGTAGAGCCGCACCAGGCGGTCCGCCAGGGCCTCCGGGAAGGCCGCCGGGTGCAGGTCCTGGCGCTCGCCCGGGATGGTCCAGACGCCGTTGGTCCACTCCAGCCACTGCCCATGGCTGAGGTTGTGGGGCAGGCTATCGCGGTGCTGGTTCCATGATCCGCGGCTGAAGACGGCGATCATCTCCACCCGGGCGATGACGTGGACGGCGCTGGGGCTGTCAACGCTGCCGCGAGCGGTCGAGCGGGTGATGGTGCCCTCGTTCCAGACGATGCTGTGCTGGTACGTCAGGCCCGCGTTCTGAAGCTCCAGCACCCAGTCGGCGTACACCGCGCGGTGCCGGTCGGCGCCCTCGTCGAAGGTGTCCAGGGGCAGCACGATGGCCAGCCGGCCGCCGATGGCCAGGACCCGGGCCATCTCGTTGGCCCAGGTGCTGACCAGCGGCATGTACTCGTGCTCGTAGACCAGGCGGTCGTCGGAGCCGCCGTAGGCCTTGCCCAGGTTGTAGGGCGGGCTGGTCACCAGCAGGTCGACCGCGCGGTCGGACAGATAGATCTGCGCGCAGTCGCCCTCGCTGATGGTCAACTCGAAGGCCGGCTCAGGCGAGACCAGTTCCACCGCCTCGCCGCGGGCAACCAGATCCTCCCGGCGCGCGGCCTGGCGCTCTTCGCGCTGTTCGGCCTTGACGACCTCGACCACCTCGGTGAACGACATCTCCGCCGGCAAATCGAGCACGCGTGCTCGATTTCGGTCAGACACCATCAACCGCCGGGCCTGGTGAACGCCCAGGGGAAAGCTGTCGCGGACCCAATCCTCCCAGTCGCCATGCTTCATGCGGCCCTTGATAGCGTTGAGCATGGCCCCCAGGTAGAGGCCGTCGGCGCGCGTACGCTCCAGCTTGATGAGCAGACCGGCGGCGCTGGAGATGGCCTGAGCCTGGAGGTCCTCCAGGCTCAGGGTCTCAAAGTCCAGCCCCTGCTCCAGCAGGGAGAGGCTCATGCGCTCTCGGCGTCGTCGCGCAGCATCTCCAGATCCTCGTTGAGGTGCTTCATGTGGAGGTGGATCAACCGCCACTTCTTGCCCTCGCGGGTGCGGCCGTCCGTCTTCAGCATGGCGCTGTGAGCGACGGCCTCGGTCGTCAGGCTGGCCGTCTCGATGTACAACAGCCGCCCGGCGAGCCAGACAATGGGGTCACCGGACAGCTTGTAGATCCAGGGCCCACTGAGGTTGTCCGGATCTGGGGCACAGACGAGCACAACGTCGTCGTTCTCGAACAGGCGGCGGAACTGCCGCGTAGTCTCGACGAAGCGACGGCGGTCCCAACCGAATTGGGCCAGGGCGCCCTGGTAATCCAGCCCCTCCGGGTGGCCGACCAGAAAGTCGAACAGCCGCGAGACATCATCGTTGCTGCCCATCGGGGGCGGCAGCGGCCCCTGTACCACGCGCAGGCTCATGAGGCCAGGCCCCCTTCGATGACCCGCAACTCGGTCTGCCATGTCTTGTCGTAGGCCTCGACGATGGCCCGGTCGGCCACCCGCTTCAGCCGCTCAACGGTGGTGAGGGCGATGGCCAGCATCTCGCGTTCCTCCTGGGTGAAGGCCACTCCTTCGCTGGCGCGGATGGCCTTGATCAGGAACTTTGCCGCCTGGCCCAGGCTGGCCTCGACCTCGATGTAGCGCACCGTGTGATGCTGACGCTTTGTCTCGGCCTCCTTCTCCTCGGCCTCCTTGTGTCGCCTGACCATCGCCGCGGCATGCGGGATTTCGTCGACGACCTTCGTCCCCCGCTCCTCGGCCCGCTGACGAGCGTTGTCGCGGATAGTGCGCACGTCACGACGGTGAGTCCGCCGAACAGTTGACAGCGGGGCCTGATACAGCGCTGCCACGGCCTCCGCAGCAGCCTCTGTTTCGGCACCCATGCTGGCCCGCTCACGAGCCTCATTAGGGGGGAGAGCGGCACCGCTCTCCCCCTGGAGCATCGCTCCGGCGTGGGCATCCCGACGAATCGTCGGTTCGGCAACGTCGACCCGTCGGGAGTATTCCTTCAACGACACGCGCGCCGGATTCGACTCATCCAAGGTCCAGTGCCAACGGAGGAGAAGGAGGGCGCGCGTGGCGCCCTCGGTCCTTTTCTCCAGGGAGCGGTCTTCCTCGACCACATTCAGGGGCAGGGTCATCAGAATGCGGGCTCCTCCTCCAGGGCGGCCATCTCGGCCTGCAGCCGCGCCTTCTTCTCGGCCGCGGTCTCGGCCGGCTCGGCCTTGGGGGCAGCCTGGTACGGGCGGACCTTGAGGACCTTGAGGCGGTCGTTGCCGTTGCGGTCGACCTGCCACTCCAGGGTCAGCAGAGCCTGCTTGCCGATCAGGCTCTCCTTCCAGCCGTAGCCGATCATCGTCTTGACTTCGTCGTCGTCGAGGACCTTGCCGACCAGGGCATTGGCGCGCTGGCGAGCGCCGGCGATGCGCCACTCCGGGTTCTGCGCCTTGGGGTTGTAGCGGGTCGAGTCGGACGTGATGTCCCACAACTCCGCGACCTCGTCCTCGGCGTTGGTCCAGGCCACGCCGGTCGCCGGGTCCCAGATGGTCCATTTGTGGATCAACATCATCTGGTCGTCGCGTTTGCGGTACTGCGAGTTGCTCGGCTGCTCGTCGATGTCGACCAGCTTGCCGATGTAGTTCTTGGTGTCGTCGAGGCCGTCGAAGTCGTTCGGGAAGGCCTCATCAGGTTGTCTAGGCATAACTCGGGTGCTCTCCGTTTGACTAGCGGGCGCAGGTCCAGCGCCGAATGGTGATGCCCTCGGAAGCGAACTCCCCAGTCATCACGCGAGCCAGGTAGTCGAGGCTCTGGTATGGGTCGAAGGCGTCGTCGTACCCCCGTTGCTCGAAGTCCCAGTACAGGCCAGTGCGCAGCGTGCTCAACTGGACTGCCCCCAGGCTGGAGCCGTGGTCGCCCACGGCCCGCGGATTGTAGGTCTGGCCGGTCTCGCAGGCGACGATGGCCCGCAGCCGGCCGTAACTGACGCCATGGTTGGCGGCGGCGTCCCAGATGGCCTGGTGGGTGTCGTCGGCGGTGAACGGGCTGGCGGCCACCATGGCCGCCAGCACCAGGCCAAGGATCAAGCCAGCACCAGATGCCGCCGGTCGCGCGGGACCATCGACGGGATCATCCGCAGCGTCGCCGGCGACCGCTCGATCTCGTCGTCGAGGTACGGCAGGTCGTCGATGTCGGCCGCCACCCGGCGGTCGGTCGCCGCGGTCATCCAGGCGCAGGTCAGCATCTCCCAGATCATCTGCTGCGGCTCGGCGCGGTTGCTGTGCGGGTCGCTGATCAACTGCCAGGGGAAGTCGAAGCCGCACTCCGCCGGGTCGAAGTTGTCGACCCGGTCGAGCAGCAGGTCGCACGCCTCGGAGTAGTGCGGCCGCCAGGGCTCGGTCCAGTCGTCCAGGCTGTAGAAGCTGACGACCGACGTGTCCAGCGCCTCGAAGATGTGGCGCGCGGTCTGGCCGAGCAGGCACGAGTTGCCGTCGCGCAAGCGCAGGCGACCCAGGTCAAGCTCGTCGTACCAGCCTGGCGCGACCCGGTCGAGCAGCGTCGCGCCCTGGTCAACCAGGGCCGTCGCCATCTCGGCCGTGAACTGGCTAGCTGGGACCGGGGTCAGGTGCATTGGGAGCCTCCTCCGTCATGGTCAGCAGCGCCACCAGGCGCTGCATGATGTGGATCGTGCCGCCCATCTCCGCAGTCATGCGGACCAGGGCCCAGGCCCCGTCTTGGTAACCCTGGGCGTGGTACCGACGCGCCAGCTTGGCATCGTCGGTCCCCAGCACCCGCGGGTCCAGGGCCCTCCGGCGGAAGAACGCCCTGTCAATCTCTGCCTCGTTCAAATCAGGCACGGACAAACCTTACTCGAGACGAGGATCAAACGTCAAGCGGGGACGCCGGAAGGCTCCCCGACGAGGTCCTCCGGCGGCACCCGCAGCGCGTGCGCCAACCGTCTGACCGTGCGCGCGTAGGGCGCGTCCTCACCGTTCTCCAGGCGGATGATGGTCGAGCGGACCAGGCCGCTCTTCTCGGCCAGTTCGGCCTGGGTCATCCAGCGGGCCTCCCTGATCTCGCGTAATCGATGTAGCTTGGGCATGCCGGGAGTATGCCACATCCTGGCCTGATCTGAACGGCTGATCTGCCGGCACGAGTTGACGGATAGGACCAAGATCGGGCATACTTACGTCCATGAACCGCACCGCCGCCGCCCGCCGCCGCCAGGCCGCGCTGGCCACCCCGATCTTCTCCGCGAGCTTCCGCGAGCCAGGCCAGACCGTCACGGTCGGCGTCCAGAACATCGTCACCGTCCGCATCGACGTGAGCACCCCTGGGCCCGACGAGACCATGGAGACGGCCATGTACATCCTCGGCCGCCAGCACGTCCGCGAGATGATCGAAGCCCTCGAATCCGCCGAGGCCGCCATGATCCGCCAGGAAGAGGCCCTGGCGCGCTGGAACAATCGCAAAGGAGCCGCCGCGTGAACCTGCCTTTCCGCGTCTTCAACCGCCACGGCCGCCTGGTCGGCGCCAGCATCTGGGGCGAATCGGCCGCCGCCCTGGTCAGCATCGAGGGCGCCGGCGCCACCGTGCGCCTGGACCGCAAGGTCGTCTGGCGCGAAGGCGAGGCCTTCGACGGCTTCGCCGGCGAGAGCTACGACGGCGCGGCCGGCACCATGCTGGCGCGCTACGACGAGCAGGTGGCCGGGGCCGCCCGGTGACCGACTACCCCGACGACCTGTACGGCGGCACGCCCCCGCACGAGCCGCCCGACACCAGCCGCGAGGCCGCCGAGTTGATCCGCGACTCGGCCGCCACGCTGCGCGAGCAGGTCTACCGCTACATCGGCCAGCAGGGTGACAGCGGCGCCACCGACGAAGAGATCCAGCTTGCCCTGGCCATGGCCGGCAACACCGAGCGCCCGCGGCGCCGTGAGCTAGAGGAGCAAGGCCTGGTCATGCGCGCCGGCTACACCCGCATGACCACGTCCAAGCGGCGCGCCGACGTGTGGATCATCGTCCCCGAGGACGACGGCCTGCGGGCCCCGCTGCCCTGGTTCGACGGCCCCCTGGTGCAGCCCGACATGTTTGCCGGCATCCTTCCCGCAGATGTTGCATCTAAGTCTGAAGTCGAGTATAAATAGGACATGCCGAAGAAGGTCACCGCCCAGACCACCTGGGGCCCCGTCACCCGCTCGACCGTCCGCGTCTACACCCACGTCGTCGTCAGCTTCGAGCGGACGCCCGAGACCATCGCCGCCAGCGTGGCCAGCGACACCGCGAGCGCCGAGCGCAGCATCGCCTACTACCAGAAGGTCCTGGCCAGCGGCGAGTTTGGCAAGTACGAAACGCGCGAGACCTACGAGGGCTACCTGGCTGGCGCCGAGAAGCGCCTGGCGCGCACGACCCCCGAGAACGTCCATGGCAACCGCGAGTTGATCGCGCACGGCTGGTGCGGCCGCCTGGACCTGGCGCAGAAGCTCCAGGCCAAGGTCCGCCAGTACGGCTACCTGGCCGAGATCTTCCCGCTCGACGACTGAGCCAGCGCCCTGGCCGCCGCTGTAACCCGGCGGCCAGGACTTCTGGGTGCGAGCCCCAGCCCGACCAGCGTATGCCGGCACCCGCCCGCCAATGTTGCATCTGAGTCTGAAGTGGAGTATAAATAGGACATGCAAGCAGCAACCGTCTCGACCTTCATGACCGACAAGTTCCGCACCAGCATCGAGTTCGGCCTCTCGCGCAACGAGATGGACGACACCGTCGGCGCGCTGGTCGCCTTCAGCGAGGCCAGGCAGACGGCCCGCCTGGCCGCGGACCTGGCCCCGACCCGCCTGCGGTCGGCCTGGATCGCCCGGCAGAACCAGGCCACCGGCTACATCAACGCCGCCAAGCGGCGCATCGCCCTCCTGGGCGTCGGCTAGCTCGGATCTCAGGGGCCCTCGGGCGGGCTCCTGACACCCCAGCTAGGGGACAAGGAGAACCAGCGTGGCACTCATTGACAGCACGGCCCTGGAGGCCGTCATCGCGCGGATCAACGAGCGGCTCGAAGACGATTTCGTCAGCTTCACCAGCCGCCTGGACGACATCGAGGAGAAGGCCCGGGACGTGAGCGACCTGACCGACCGCGTCGACACGCTCGAAAATCAGGACGGCGACCCGAACGACTTCGACTCCCGCATCGACGACCTCGAACGGGAGATGCGCGACAAGGTCGACGAGTCCGACGTGCCGGACTTCAGCGACTTCGAGACCCGCCTGGAGCAGGCCGAGGAGAACATCTTCGCCCTCCGGAACGCCCCCGTCCCAGCGGTCGACCTGACCGACCTTGGCAGCCGGCTCGGCGCCCTGGAGCAGCGGGCCGACGACGAGAAGAGCATCGAATCCCTGGCCGAGCGGGTCGCGGCTCTGGAGGCCGCGAGCGCCCGCACCACCAGCTTCTTCAGCCTGCTGCGCCAGGCCGCGGAGTTGGTCCTCGGCCGCTAGGCCTAGTGACACCTGCCGGCGCCTGCCGGCAGGTGTCCTTTGCTTGTTGCATCCTGGGCTGAAGTCGAGTATAAATAAGACGTGCAGAAGAAAGCAGTCATCGTCCTGGCCGTCGGGACCCGCACCTTCACTGTCGAGACCCCCTTCGTCAACAAGATCGGGACCTACACCGCGATGGTCGACTTTGGCCCCAGCGGTGGCCGCCAGGCCGTCCGCCATGCCAACCGCGAGCAGGCCATCAAGAACGCCGTCGAGATCGGCACCCGCTTCACCCAGTTCATGATCGACCGGGAGGCCAAGTAGTCATGACCGACCGCACGCTTAGCGCCCTCACCCTGGTCGCCCAGGGTGGGGTCATCGTCAACGAGGCCGGCCACGCGCTGGTCCCGAGTGCCAAGACCGAGGGCGCCTACTACCGCACCAGCAGCGCCTCGTGCTCATGCCCCGACCACAAGTACCGCGGCGTCGTCTGCAAGCACATGCTGGCCGTCCGTGTGATGCGCACCATCGCCCTGGCCGAGCAGGAAACGATCACCGCCCTGGCCGCCCCGCAGGCGGCCTGAAAGGACCATCAATGACCACCGGCCTCTCGCTCATCAATGGCAAGGCGACCTACCGGACCAGCCAGTCCGACGGGACCCGCGTCTATGACATCGACGTGATCCTCGACCTGAACCACCCGACCATTCGCAAGATGGTCGAACGAGCCAAGACCGCCGCCCGCAAGCAGTCCGTTGAGGGCGGCGGCGCCCTGGTCGTCAAAGCTTGGCGCCTCCAGTAGGCGCCGGCATTCGCCATTGCTTGTTGCATCTATGTCTGAAGTCGAGTATAAATAGGACATGCAGAACGACAGCAACCCGCGCGACCTGTTCAACGCCGCCTACAAGGCCAGCGTCGCCCTCGGGCGCAAGTTCGAGGTTGGCGATCTGACCCCCGCGCTGCGCCAGGCCGCGCGGGCCTACGCGGCCAGCTACGAGGGCGACTTCAGCTACATGGTCGAGATGCACGCCCAGGTCATCGCCGGCACCGGCGCCTTCCTGAGCGACAGCCAGAGCAAGGGCGTTCTGAACTGCCTGGCCGCCGACGCTCGTCGCCGCCTGGCCAGCCGCACCCCTGCCCCCGCGACTGGCGCCCCCGCGATCACCGTCCCACTGGGCACCTTCACCGTCGTCGCCCTGGACGGCTCGCGCACGACCATCCGCCTGCAGGAGCCGCGGACCAAGGACGGCCGCATCTTCGCCAGCTACCTGAGCGGCCAGGACAACGACGTTGACTTCACCTACTTCTCGACCCTCCGCGGCGGGATCCCGAGCGGCCGCCAGGACAACTGCCCGATCCAGCGCCGGGCGCTCACCGCGATCCTCACGCCAGGTGCCGACCTCAAGGCGATGGGCCTGGCCTACAGCCTGGAGAGCAGCAACTGCTGGCGCTGCGGCCGCACCCTGACCGTGCCGGCCAGCATCCACTCGGGGCTCGGCCCCGACTGCGCGGCCAAGGTCGGCGCCATGTACGACGAGCCGACGACAACGACCGAGGCCGCCGCCCCGGTCGTTGCCAAGGAGAACCCGACCGTGGCCTCAGCGCCAGAGACCCCGACCGCGGCGGTGGACAGTGTACGGAGGAGCGCCAATGGCCAGGCGATGAGCCGCTACGAGGCGGCCCAGGTCGACGGGACCCCGCGCCCAGCCGGTGGCTGGACCTACGACGACATCTTCCCCAGCGAAGCCGACTGGGACGCCCGAGGAGTCCGCTAATGATCGAACTCGTCCGCCTGGATCGGGTGCTGTCCAGTGGCAGCACCATGCCGGTGTTCATCAATCCGGCGCAAGTGCTGTTCGTTCAGGGCAACTGGAGGCCCGGCGAAAGCACGGTCTACTTCGCCTTTGACCAGACCGTCACGGTCAAGGGCTACACCTCTGACGTGGCCTATGCCCTCTCGGGCGACGCCGTCCGCGAGCCCGTCCTGCGGACCTAATGGCCAGCACGTCACACCGCCGCTGTCAGTACCAGGGTGAGGGGTGCATGGGCACCGCGCACGCTGGCCATGACCAGTGCGCGCACTGTTTCTTCCAGTACGTCAAACCAGCCCTCCAGGCAGAAAGGCTTGCCGTGAAACGACGGCGCGCGATCAAGAAGCAGCAGCTATCAGGCGCCAACCGCGCCCTGATCAGCGAGGTCGACCTGAAGGAGCCGCAGATGCGGGATCAGGTCGCTGACGCGGTCACCGCGGAATTGCCCGTCCGCTGGATTCCGCCGGTGGTCCGCGAGCAGGTCGTTGCCATCGCCCAGACCCTAGCCGAGGCCGAGGAGGACATGGGCCCGGGGTTCGCCGCGGAGCTTGGGGCAGACATGCGCGATCTGGTCAAGACGGGCGTGCTCAACTCCCTGGTCGTACCTGTCGACCTCCCCAAGCCACTTGAGAAGGAGGGCGGACCGACGCCCTGGATTCCGACCCCCGGCGGTGCCACTGGCCGCCGCGGGAAGCCGCCCATCACCGATGACATTCGCCTGGAGATCGCCCACGCCTACGAGGCCGGCGAGCCCGTGCTGACCATTGCCCGCCGGCATGATGTCGCCCGCGGCACCGTGCTCAATATCGCCAAGGAGCTTGGCGTCAATCGTCACAGCCCGGCCACTGAATCAGTGGCACCACCCGAGGAGGTCCCCGAAGTGCCCATCAAGACCCGCACCACCATCGAGGTGCCGCACGACACGCCGCTGCCTGTCACTCAGCCGCGGGCGGTCATCACCGCTAATGGCATCGCCGGCGCGGTCGGCACATGGAAGGTGACGTTCACCGTCACCCGCACCGAGACCATCGAAATCAAGGCCGACAGCCTGACCAGCGCCGCTCGCGGGGCCCAGGTCAACCTGCCCGAAGGGTCCGAAGTGGTCAGCCTTGAGCGGGTTGGCTAATGGAGGCTCTCAACTGGGCCTTTGGCATTTCGATGATGGGGGTCTGCGCCCTCATCATCGCCGGGCCGTTCATTGTCGCCGGCCTGGCCATCTACCACGTCGGCAAAGAGGCCGGCCGCGCGGAGCGATTCAAGTGAGCTTTCTCGACAGCCTGCGGACGATGGACGAGGTGTGGGCCCTGGAGGCGGCCCACCACGGCCTCGACCCCGAGGCCCACACCCAGCTACACCACGTCTTCTACGCCGGCGCGGCGGCCCTGTTGATGCTGATCACCAACGCCGCGGACGACGGCGAGGACCCGAATGGCATCTTCGAGCGCCTGGCCAATGAACTGGCCGACTTTGGCCAGGCCAGCCGGCTGCCCGACTAGAGCAGCCGCGCCAGCGCCACCAGGCCAATGGTCAGGGCCTGGGGCGCTGGCAACTGGTTGGTGAAGTAGAAGACGAACACGAGCAACAGTGCCACCAGTGCGATCAGCCAGCCGATAGTGATCACCGGCGCGCTCACATTGAGATTCATAGCTCCCCCTACTCGGTTGGCGGATGTTTCCGCCGGGTGACCTGCCAGCGCCAATGCACGATATGGACGAGGATCGCTCCCACGATGCCGGCGATGAAGCCCTGGACTGCCGCTGGGTTGTCACTCAGGTACAGCAGCAGGGCTTGCATGGGATTGTCTATCTGATCAGCCAGAGGCAGGACATGGCGCCGAGCGAGGCCCACTGCTGGCGGTCCAGGGTGTCCCAGACCGAGCGGTAGCCGGGGGCGCTGTTGGCGATCCAGAGCAGCCCATCTCTGGTCACCCCGCGGACGCTGACCCAGTGGTACCAGGCCTGCCCCGACAGCGCGCCGGGGACCTGGCGGTAGATCTCGTAGGCGGTGTCGAAGTCCAGCCAGCCGTGGCGGCTGTCGAGGCCGTACTCGCGCAGCACCCGCTGTAGCTGGCTGCCCGACCCATCCATGAGGCCGTAGGTGCTGTTGATGTTGTGCGGGTAGCCGATCTCCGCAGTGGCGCTCCACTCGTCGGCCAGGATGTTGACCTGGGTCGACCGCTCCAGCCAGGCCAGGCTGCAGGCGGCGCAGGTCCAGCCCGCGGCCTGGTTGTGCTGTGGCTCGTTGGGGTTGTAGCTATCCCACCAGCCGGTCGGGTCCGGCGGCGGGACCGGCGCGGGCGCGAGCGAGTGGACGGGCGCCCAGAGGCTACTCGTCGCTGGCAACGTAGCTGCCCTGCTCGGCGCTCCAGCCCAGCACCATGCCGCTGCTGAAGGCCTGCTGGACGCCGACGGGGGTCTGGATCTCGGGCGTCACCGGCAGCCCGACGTAGGTGCCCTCCGCGCGGAGCTTGCGCCACAGCTTGTAGATGGCGCTGTCCGGGTTGAAGTCGCCCGCGGCCTCGGTCGCCGCCCAGGCCTGGTCGTCGATCCAGCTACCGGCCATCAGGCCGCGCCGCGGACGTGCTGCGGGATGTCCGGGTCCGGCTCGCTGACCCCATTGGGGTGCGGCGTCAGAGCTTCGTTCGGCGTCCCGCCGGGAAGCTCCAGCACACCCGCCTCAAGGTTCAGGTTGGCGCCCTGGGCCTCGCCGTAGCCCATCGCCTCGACGATGGTCTGGGCCGTCTGCTGGAAGGCCCCGTACTGCGCGCGTAGACGCGCCAGGGAGGCCTCGGGGATCTTGATGCTAGACATGTAGCTGCTCCTCAGGAGGGGGTCTGAGCGGCTTCCAGGGCACTGATACGAGCCAGTGCGTCCTTGAGTGCGGCGTACAGCACCGGGGTGATCATCCCATACGTCAGGCCGCTCAGGGCCTCGCCGTCGTAGGTCACCGCCTCGGGCAGCGGGGTGACCCACTCCTCGGCCAGGAAGCCGATCTCGGGGATGTCGTCGCGGTGCAGGTAGCGGTAGGCCTGGATGTCGCCGCTGGTGACCATCGCCACCGCGGCCGCGGTGTCCAGCGGCGCGATGCTGGACTTGCTGGTCCGCGTCGACTCCTGCTGCCAACCGGTTGTGCCGCCCGCGGCGCCGTTGACCCAGAACAGCTTGCTGTGCCCATTGGCCTCGTTGACCGCGACCTGGGCGATGGCGCTGCCGGGCGTGACGTTGAGGAAGGCGACGCACTCCCCCGAGACCGCGGTCAGGTACGTGTTCGAGCCCGACACCCGATGCCGCGAGGCGTACACGTCGGGGGCGTTGACCAGCCCCGCGGCGTCCAGCCGGGTCGCCCACAGGCCATTGCCGTAGGGCACCTCCAGGCGGCCGCCGCCGGGGACCCAGCGGATCATGACCTGATTGCTGGCCTCGAAGTAGACGATGCCGCCGTTGACGTTCAGGTTGCCCTGGGTGCCCATGCTGCCGTTGACCGTCAGCGTGCCCGCGATAGTGGCCGAGCCGGTGACACCGAAGTTGCGGCCGACGGTCAGGTCCAGGCCGACGCTCTGTGACTGGCCGACCGTCAGTGTGCCGGCCACCGCCATGCTGGCCACCGCGGTGGTCCCGCCGGTGACGGTCAGGGTGCCGTTGAGGGTCGTCCCGCCGTTGACGGTCAGGCCGGCCAGGTACGTCATGCCCGGGGTGACCGTCAGGCCCTGGGTGGCCAGCAGTTGGGTGCCCAGGCCGTCGGCGCCGTAGCCGTACAGGGTCGCGCCGGTGCCGAAGATCAACTGGGTGCTGGCACCCAGGCGGATCATGCCGTCGGCCTGGATCGTCAGCCGCGGGGTGGCGCCCTGCTGCAAGGTGACCGTCTGGCCGACGATGACGAGGTCCTTGTACAAGCCGGCGCGGTCGTAGGCCTGGACGACGCCGCGGCCGCCGCCCGCGGTCTCGTAGTAGATCTCCAGGCCGGCCCCGGCGTCGAACAGCGGCGCACCCGCGGTGGTCCGGAAGGCCCCGGGCAGGTCCAGCGGGGCGGTGATGGCCTGGCCGGAGACCTTGAGGCCCTTGCCCGTCTCGTGGGTGTGGTTCTCGACGGCCAGCGCCAGGACCTGCACGTCGTCCTTGACGAAGGCGTCATTCGGGGCGGTCGCGTAGGGGAAGTTGTTGACGGTGTAGTTGGTGCTGGTCAGTCGGGCCATCAGGCCACCTCCTCGGTCCATTGCACGCCCTTGACGCGCAAGCTGCCGCGCCACTGGCGACCCACTTCGTCGAAAGCCTGGCGCACCTGATAGTCGGTGAAGCTCAGATTCTGGACCGTCTCGTCCGGCAGGACACAGCGCACGGTGCCCTTGTTGTCGACGGCCGCCTCGACCAGCCGCTGGATCTCCTTGCGGCCCATGCGGATCGGCACCCCGTCCCGTCGTACCAGGCCGTCGGCGCACAGGATGTCGGCCTCGAAGGTCATGATCCGCTGCGGCCGCAGCGCGTGGCCGATGGCCACCGAGGAGACCAGCGGGCTGGTCGCCGGCGCGGCGTTGTGGAGGTGGATGCGGAAGCTGCCCAGGGTCGTCGTGGTGCCGTTGGGGAAGGGGAACTCCTCGATCACCACCTGATCGAAGTGATTGTCGAGGTCCAGCCAGGGGCCGACCGGGTCGGTGCGGTAGCTGACGGTGACGTAGTTCGAGACGTTCAACTGCGGCCCGGTGACGGCGATGTGACGCAGCGTCTTCTGGCTGGCGTGGTAGCCGCCGTGCCACAGCGGCAGGTCGACCCAGTCATCGTCGGTGCTGAAGGCGTACAGGTCGCACGACGCCGGGTTAGGGGTACAGGGGTTCTGGAACCAGTTGATGGTGCCGTCGCTGCAGCCGATGTACGTGCGCGTGTGGCCGGCCGCGGACGCGCCGATGGCCGAGACGAACAGGCTGGTCCCGATGCAGCCCATGAAGGCGTGACTGAGGCTGCCGTGCCAGGCGTCGACGCGGGTGGCCGCGGGGTCGCTGCCCTGGCCGGTCATGCCGCTGGTGACGAAGCCGCCGAACTTCATCAGGTAGCTGTTGCCCGAGTCGGGGTTGTAGAGCATGGCGTAGGCGAACATCGTGCCCAGGCCGGCGAAGGCCGTAATCTGGCCTGCCACCGGGCCATCGTTGCTGATCAGGCGGTCGGTGCCGATGTCCTCCAGCGTCAGGTCGGCGCCCAGGCGGAAGAAGCTCTGGCCGTAGCCGACGTACAGGTCGTTCTCGAACTGCCCCTGCACGCGACCGTTGTCCGGGCGCACGGCGAACTTCAGGAAGGGGTATAGCTGCTGGTCGGTGCCGGTCTGGTCCAGGGTGTAGATGCCGTCGGTCTTCAGGATCAGCATCTGCCCCGCGGCCGTCGCCGCCAGGTCGGTGACGTAGCCGGCCGCGTCGCCCACGCGGAAGATCAGCGCGGTGTAGTTGGCCTCGACCGTCGGGTCGGCGTTCACGTCGCACTTGCGCAGGCGGTTGACGCCATCGGCCCACCAGAACTCGCGGCCGATGGCCAGGAAGGCCAGCGCGGTGAAGGTGGCCATCGGGGTGTAGGTGGCGCCGTCCGCGGTGTGCTGGGCGACTGCCCCGAACAGGGCGATGAAGGCCCGCCGGATGCCGTCGAAGTTGCTGGTGAAGACCTCGACGTTGACGACGTGGATGCCCGCGCCGAAGTCCTTGACGACGGCCCAGGTGTTGTCGGCCGCGCGCTTCAGGATGTACCGCCCGTTGGCGGCGAACAGGTTGCCGCCCAACTCGAAGAAGCAGCGGATGCCGTTGACCGTATCGCGGGTCGGGGGCGTGTACTCGGTGATATACGGGCCCTTGCACCACGGCCAGACTGACAGGTCGACGCCCATCGCCTGGGCGTAGCGGAAGTCCTGCCACTTCTCCTGCAGCCGCAGGCCCATGCCCAGCGCCAGGCTCTCGAAGGGCTCCTGGCGGTCACTGATCGGGCTGGTCCCGCCGTAGCTGTACTCGGGCGGCTGGACCTGCGCCAGGTCGGCGCTCTTGGTCGAGACCAGTGCCGGCTGGTTCGGCCCGGGGCTGCCGAGCAGGAACCCGTCGCCGTCGATCTTGATGCTGAAGGGATAGGGCTCGCGCTTGACGTACAGGCTCACACGCGCACCGCCGGGCCGAAGATGCGCCGCGGCTTGAGCGTATGGCTCGGCAGCGGGGCGGTGAAGTGTTCGCGGCAGCGGTCAGAGAACCAGGCCGCGGCGGCCTGCTGGTCGCGCACCAGGCGCTGGTTGGCCTGCGGCTCCAGCAGATGGGCGAAGCGCCGCCAGGCGATGACCAGGGCCGACGAGGCGACCCAGTCCCGCTCGACCGGCGCCTCGTCGGTCTCGTAGAACAGCCCGGCCTGGCCGCCGAACGTACCACCCGCGGGGCGGCAGTGGTCGAAGGCCCGCTTCAGGCAGCGCAGGTAGAGCAGGTCGCCCACCTGAAAGCTGCGGGTGCCGGTGTTCAGGTACATGCGGCCGGCGTCGACCTCGACCTCGCCGCGGACGACCCGCTGGAAGGGGTCCTGCACGTTGCGGTCTTCGTCCTGCGCCAGCCAGCCGACCTGCAGGATGTCGCTCGGATCCTGCAACCAGGGCGCCACGATGCCCAGGTCGTGCCTGGTCGCGCCGAAGCTGGGGATAGCCGCCACCTCGACGATCAGCCAGCACTGCTTCAGGCCGTCGTTGATCAACTGGTGCAGCGTCGGCACGTCGAACGGGCCCAGGATCTCGAACCGCTCGCCCACGCCGTTGATGTCGTTCCCCTCAAGCTGCTCATACGTGTAGAACATCAGGTCCGCGTAGGTGTGCGCCTCAAGCTCGGCGTACGTGGTCGCCAGGGTCGTCGAGATGGGCGGGTTGGTCCATTCGAGGTCCGGGAAGATCTCGCCGTCGGCCGGGTTGTAGGCCTGGATGTAGCGGTGTTTGTCCTCGAACAGGACCGCGTTGGGGCGGTACAGCGGGCGGTCGATGAGCATGTCGGTCTGCGGGATGCCCGACTGGATGGGGTAGACGTGGCAGGCCAGGACGGTGGTCGAGCTTCCGCCCATGGCGCGCACGTTGTACTGCTCGGGCCCGACATACGGCCCCGACTCCATGGCGACAGTGCGGCGGTACTCGGCCAGGGTCGGCATCTACATTCCCGCAAGCTGGCTGATGAACGCCAGCGGGATCAGGTCGAAGCCCGCATCGAGGTCGTTCACGCCGGACTTGATCGTCGCCTCCTGGCCGTCGAGGAAGTGGTACGGAGCGCCCTTCAGGTCGGTCACCGCCAGCCACTCCTGGCTCTGGGTGACGCGGCTGCGCAGCGCCAGGTAGTCGCGCATGAGGGTGCCGACCTCAACGTTGACCTGGCCGGCAGTCTGCGGCGCCGCGCCGATGGTCGCGGGTGGAACGGGGGCGGGCTGCGTCATGGGGTTCCTTTCACGCGGTGGTGTACTTCGACATAACCATCCAGCCGCCGCCGCCGTCGCACATCAGGATGACGGCGTTGCCATTGAACAGCTTGCACTCGGTGCCGGTGGAGCCGTCCCCGAAGCAGAAGACCATGCCGCCGACGGTGTAGATCGAAACGTTGGCCGTGCCCCAATTCTTGGCGATGATCGTCGACCCCGCGGGCTGGTTGTTCGGCACGTAGTACGTGCCGGCCGCCGTCTGGAGGATGTTGAACCAGCCGATGCCCAGGTAGGCCCCGTTACCCGGCACGGCGTAGGGGTAACGCCAGACCGACGACAGGTGGGTCTTGTTGCTGAGCGTCTGGGCCTGGCCGTCGGTGATGACCTCGTAGGACGCCCCGGACATGCTCCAGCCGCCGACCCGCCACTTGTTGTCGGTGTCGATGCCGAAGTAGCTGGCGTAGGCGCCATGGCGGTGAAACGCGATCTTGGCCGCGCCGCCGGCGTTGTTGCCGACCTCCAGCCCGCCCTCGCTGCCGCCGGCGGAACTGATGCCCGTTCCACCGGCGACGACGATGCTGCCGCGTCCGCTGGAGAGGAAGCCGCTGCCGCCCATGCTGATGTACTCGGTGGTGATGGTCGAGGTCACCGTCAGCGTCTGCGCCTGCATCGACGTGATGACCGACGAGGCCGCGCCCAGCGAGCCGGCCCCGACGTTGCCGTTGACCTGCAGGTTGTCTGTCAGCGTCACCCCGCCGTTCGGCGCAATCGTCAGCGGCGTTGTCCAGGCGGCGCCGATGGGGTTCGCCCCGGCGACCGCGAACTGGGCGCGGATGCCCGACGGGTCCACGATCCAGGCGCCCGCCGGCTGGCCGATGTCGTACCGATTCCAGCCGCTGGCGTTGTAGAAGGCGTTGTAGGCCAGATCTACGCCGCCCTTGGCCGCGAAGAAGGCGTACCCATTCGGCGCCTCGATGGTCAGCCAGTCGGTCGCCCCGGGGGTGATGCCGAGAAACGGGCGGGCTGCCGCCGCTGCCGCCCCCAGGGCAATCGAGCCGCTGACGGTGCCGCCGGTGAGTTGCAGGTAGCGCAGGTCGGCCTGCGCTTGCGTCAGTCCGCCGCTCGGGTTCTGCCAGGCCGTCGCGTAGTCGACCCCGCTGACCTTGGTCAGAACCTGGGTGGCGGTACCGCCCGCGGGGACACCGGGCCCGGCGGGCCCCTGACTGCCCGTCGAGCCGGTGGGCCCCTGGCTGCCGGTCGTCCCAGTGTCGCCCTTGGGCCCCTGGCTGCCGGTCGCGCCGGTGTCGCCCTTGACGCCCTGCGGCCCCTGGCTGCCGGTCGCCCCCGCGGTCCCTGGATCGCCCTTGACGCCCTGGGGTCCCTGGGTTCCGGTTGCGCCCTGAGGCCCCTGGCTGCCGGTCGCGCCAGTGGTCCCGGGCGGGCCCTGAGGCCCAGGGACGGTCGAGGCGGCCCCGGTCGCGCCGGTGGGTCCAGCGGGGCCGGTGGCGCCAGGCGGACCGGGGATGGTGCTGTCGGCGCCCGTCGGACCCATCGGCCCGATCTCGCCCTGGGGACCCTGGGCACCCATCGGCCCCTGGGGGCCCGGCGCACCCGCGGCGCCAGGTGTGCCGGGCGCACCCGCGGCGCCGTCGGCACCCGGCAGACCCTGCGGCCCGACGGGTCCGGGGACGGCGCTGTCTTCGCCGTCCTGGCCTGGGGGACCGGGCGGCCCAGGTGGGCCGGACGGCCCCTGGGGGCCCTGCCAGGCGGGTGGCGCACTGGGGGTGAGCGGTGGGCCGCCATTGGGCGGCACCGGCTGCAGCGGCGGCGCGGGGACCTGCCCGGGCGGCAGCAGCGGCGGGGCTGGCGTACCGCGGGGCGCCACCTGCATCAGATGTCGGTGACCTTGGCCCCGGGCTTCTTGATGATGACCGTCGCGCGCACCCCGGTCTGGATGGCGCGGTTGTCGCGGGCGTGGACCATGGCCTCAACGTCCTTGTAGGCGCGCGTGTAGTCGGCCTCGCGGGTCAGTCCCAGGACACGCATCGCCTCGACCTTGTCCATGGCCAGCCAGCGCGCGGCGTCGACCGCATCGGGGGTGCCGGCATCATCTGGCACGCGATCCAGGCAGCCGTCCCGCTGGACCTGCACCTCCTTCACCCGCCCGTCGAGCAGCTTGCACAACAACTGCACCTCGCCCCAGTCCTGGCAGAAGCGGCGCTGGTCTTCCCAGCACACGCGGAACCACCCCGGGCCGAAGGCGCAGTCGTGGGCGTGCAGCGGCGTGACAGTGAGTGTCGGAATGCGGCCCAGCGGGTCCAGCATCAGGCAGACTCGGGCGCCTCGGGCTGATCCTCGTCCTCAGGCTCAGACGCGGGTTCCGGCGGCGTGGGCTCGGGATCGGGTTGCAACGTCATGAAGTCCTCCATGCTCAAGGTCGGGTGCCGTTCGGGGGGACGGCCTGGAAGGCGTTGGCCGGCCAGGGCCCGGGCTTGGCCAGGCCCTCGTTGCCGCGCCAATCAACCGGGCTGTGCGTCCACAGGCCCATCGCCGCACCCTGCTGGCCGCTGATCCACGTCGCGTCGTAGGGCGCGGTGGCCTGCACGTCCGGCGGGAACACGCCCCAGCCGTCGACGGCGTTTTCGAGGAACTCGCCGGTGATGCTCCAGCCCTTGACGGCCTTGCGGACGGCCTGGCTGGAGTGGACGCGCACCCGCCGCGTGGTCGTCCCCGGCGGCTTCATCTGGAACCACAGGTTGCCCGGCGGGTCGGCGTAGCGGGTGGTGACGCGGTCGTTGATGTAGCCCGTCTCGGTACCGGGCGCGGTGTAGGCGGCCATCAGTTGACCGCCTTGGCCGGCTCCGTCCCCACCGGTGGCGCCGGGTTCTCCGCCGTCGGCAGGTACTTGGGGGCGTCGTTGGTGGTCTTGGCCTGGGGCTCGACCGGCGTCTCCGACTTGCCCTTCGCCTCGACCCAGGCGACCCAGTCCTCGATGACCTCGTCGCCGCTGACCTTGTAGCCCTTGGCCTCGTAGTACGCGCGGCTCGAGTCGGGCGCCACGAAGGTGGTGCCGTCGGGCTTGGTGTAGGTGTGGTACAGGTTCGGGTCGACCTGCTCGTGCGGCCCGCTCTGGGCGCCCTTGAGGGTGTTGGCCTGGTAGGTCGGGCCCTCCTGGGTGTCCAGCACGTCCTGGCGATGGTCGACCGTCTTCTTCTCAGCCATGGGGAATCCTCTGCCGCACTGGGCGTGCCGCCTGGTCAATGGGGTCGTAGCCGTGCTGGCTGTTCAGCTTGGCCTGCAAGCCCTCCAGGCTGGCCTGGTCGGCCGTCTCGACGCCGATCAGCAGGCGCTCCTCCTGGGGCTGGACCTCGGGCGTCAGCACCGGCTCGTAGCTCCAGGCCGGCATGCCCGTCTTCTCCGAGACCTGCTTGAGGATGTCCTCGCACTGCTCGGCCGTCCACTGCTCGAAGGGGTAGTCGACGTTGATCGCCGGGTTGCGCAGCCCGATGGCGCGGATGCGGTTGATGGCCTCGGCCTTCTTCCGCTGCCCCGCCAGAATGACCGGGTGGTACTCCCGCTCATACCGCTGGCGCTCCGACAGACCGCCCTCGGCTGGTCGCGCTTCGCTCAGTTCTACGAAACCCTTGTCGCGGTAGTAGGCACGGTTCTGGGGGTCGCCCTGGAGCGCCACCACCATGCCGTCCGGCCGCATGAAGAGGCGGGTCGGATAGTTGTAGTTCAGCCCGCGCTGGGGCTGAACACCGGCCACCGTGCGGGCCTTCAACTCCTCGATCAGATCGCTCATGCCCAAACTCTACGCTGCCCCGAGGACCAGCACCCCGAACAGGTCGCGCATCTCCTGATGGCCGTAGATGACCTCTGACGCGAGCTTCCAGGCGAAGAAGTCGATGTCGTAGAAGAGGTGCATCTTGGGGCTCCGCTGCACCACCAGGGCGATGGCGTCGCGGTGGAAAATCGCGTTGTTGGCCTGGCCCGCGGCCGGCTTCACGAGGTTGGTGGTTACCGCGAGCGTCAACCCGTACATGTCGCCCAGGCGGCCGTTCTTGACCGGCATGTTCGAGTTGCCGATGTAGAGCGCATTCGACCAGCGATCCAGCGCCAGCTTGGCCACCTTCTCGGCTGGGCTCATGACGAAAAAGCGGTCGTCCTGCGGCACGTCGGCGTCGTCGAGCAGCTTGATCGCCGCCAACACGTTGGCATCCGAGGCCGCGGTGCCGAGGGTCCCGACGGTCTGGCTGAAGCCACCCAGGTCGGCCGCCAGCTTGGTGTCGATGTCGCGCGCCAGGGCATACCCCAGCTTGCGCTGGTATTCCGCCTGGACATTTACCTGTGCCTGAACCTTAACAATGTCCTCGATGCCAAACGCGGCATAGGACCAGATGTTGAGGGTGATCGTGGTCGCCGTCTCGGCCACGGTCTCGTACAGGATGGCCGTGTTCTCGGTCTTGGGCCGCGCGGCCAGGTTGCCAATGCTGGCGACCTTGACGGTTTTGCCCACCGAGGCGTCGTCCTCGAAGCCGCGATTGACCATGGTCGCCAGGACCAAGTTGCTTTCAGTCGCGCGCAAGACCTGCTTCGACCAGATGTCCGGCGAGAAAATGCCGTCGCTGATCGTTTTGTCAACGAATTCCGCAGCCCCGGTGGCCATGTCTATTCACCTCAGAGTGAGATCAGCGTCTGTTGATGGGAATCCCGCGGGTCAGACGCACCCTGGTGCCCGGTCGCGGTTGGCCATTCGCGTCGAAGTAGGTCTCGTACTCGGTCAGGCTCATGCGGTCGATCTGCTCGTCCGTGATCTCGCGGACGCTTGCAGCAGGGCCGCCGTCTAACTCGGGTACCTGTTCCTGGCCAACGGTTTCCGATAGCAGTGCCTTACGTAGGGCAGGCTCGCGCTTCTTGATCTCGGTCTCGACGGCCTGGCTCAGTCTATGGCTGACCAGGGCGTCGTTGACCGCGCTCATGTACTCCTGCACGCCCTCGGCGTAGGTCTTGCCCACGCCCCATTGCTTCCCCCCAACCTCGGCCTGCACCTCGGGCGGCAGGCTCTGCTGGAAGGCCACCACGCCCTCCATGAAGGGGGTTGCGGACTGCGCCGCCTGGCGCTCCTGCTCCTGGCGGATCAGGTCGGGGGCTGTCAGTTCCCCGAGTTGGTAGTAGTCGCCGCGTGCCAGCGCCTCGCGGCGCTCAAGCTCGGCCTGGCTCTGGGCCTGCTGCTCCAGCAGGGCCCGCGCGCGGCGCTGCGCCAGGTCGCCCAGCATGCCCGCCAGGGTCGGGTCTTTGGTGACCTCGTCCCGCGGCAGGTTCTTGGCCAGGATGGCCAGGGCTGCCTTGGGGTCCTCGGTCTCCCGCGCCTGCCGCCACCAGTCGATGTCTGGCGCGGTTGGTGCATCTGGGGCTGGCTCGGGGGCAGGGGCTTCCGGCGCCGACGATGCTGCCGCGAGGAACCGCCCACGCTCGTCCCGGCCACTGGGCGACGAGGCCGTCTCAGTGGCTGGCGCAGCGGGTGGTGCGGCGGCCGTCTCAGTGGGCGGCGCGTCGTCGATGAGGTCCGGATGCTGACCCCGGGTTGATTCGGCCATCTATCGCTTGACTTGCCCGAATGTAGCTGGTGACTGAAACGACGGCAAGGTGTTGCGGATCTGGCTCAGGGCATCGTTGGGGTCGATGCCGTACTTCTCCTGAATGCCCTGCAGGACCATCTGCTGGGTCGACTGCGGGCTGCGGAAGAAGTCCACCGAGTTGACCTTGTTGGGCGTCGGGATGGCGCCCAGGACCGACGACATGTTCTGGCTGTTGGCGTTGGGGTCGCGGATGTCGTCGATCATCTGCTGCAGGTAACCGAGGCCCCCGCTCGCGCCGGTGCTGTTCTGGGTGCTCTGGGCCTGGTCCCCGACGGCGCCGAAGCCGGCCACTGACTGGCCGCCCAGCAGCCGGCCCATCTGCCCCAGGGCCTGCTGCTGGCGGAACGGGTTGGCCTGTAGCTGGGCCGCCGTCTGGACCACGCTGAGGCCCTGGCCGAACTGCTGGGCCTGGGCCTGCTGAGTCTGGACCGGCGCGCCGTAGCTGCCCTGGGGCGCGCCCGATTGCAGTGCCAGGAAGGTGTTGGGGTCGCTGGCCGCCTGGATCTTGCTGGTGTCCGGGTTGCCGCCGGCGGCGATGTAGGCCTCCCAGTTCGGGAACATGACCAGCTTGCCGCCCTGCATCTGCCCGATCTGGGTGCCGGGCCCGAGCGGGCCGGGGGCGCGGACAAAGGTCCCGTCCGCGGGGCGGCTGAAGCTCTCCTGGGCGGCCGGCGTGTACGGCCGGTAGTAGCCCGTCAGACCAGCTTCGCTGATGCCCAGGCCGACGTTGAACTGACGGACCGACTCCTTGAACTTGTCCTGATCGAAGCCGAAGGTGACGTTGAACTGGCGGACGGCCTCGTCGAAGGCCTCCTTGTTGCCCGAGGCGATGGCGCCGATCAGGCTGTTGATCTGGGCCCCGAGCTTCTGGGTGTCGCCCGAGCTAACCGTGCCCTGCGGGGTACCGGGAGCCGCCGCCTGGCCAGTCGGGGTCGCCGCCCCGCCACCGACGAGGACGGGCGTGCCGCCGGCGGCGTTGCCCTCGCCCTGGCTGGCGTTGATCGCGGCCGCCGTCGGATCGCTGGCGTTGACTCGCATCGAGCCGCCGCCCTTGAGCGGAACGTCGTACTGAGGCATCAGACCGTGATGGTTACCGTCCGCTGCGGCGGGCTGACGAAGGGCCCCTGGCCGGCGCGGCCCGCCTGAAACTGCGCCGCCATCTCGGGGGTGATGCCAAAGGTCCCGCTGCCACCCGCGGCCAGGCCGACCGGCGCAGCTTGCGGGGTGACGCTCGGCTGAGCCTGGTTGGGGCTGACGAAGGGGGCGGCCGCCACCGCGCCGCCCATGGCCGCTGGAGCTCCGGCCGCTGCCGGTGCGGCTGCTGCGGCCGCAGGTGGACTGGCCACCCCCGCGGCTGGGCTCGTAGCTGCTGCAGCACCCGCGGCAGCCGCGGCCGGGTGATCCTGGCCGGTGAGTGCCTTCCAGCGTTCCAGCATCTGGCCGAGCACGCCATAGGCGGCCTGGCCCTGGGGGCTCTGGATGTCGGCGCCGGCGCTCTTGACCATGTTCGCGGCGGCGTCGTAGACCTGCTGCCCGCCACCAAGCTGGGTCGTGTAACCCTGGATGCCCTGCAGTAGCTGGGTCGCGTCGAAGCCCGCGGGCATGGCGTGCAGACCGCCGCCCAGGGGGCCGAACTTGCCGCTGCTGCTCTGCCCCTGGCCGGCCAGGCCGAGGACGTTGTTGAGCATGCCCTGGGCACTCTCGACGCGCTGGTTGAGCATGTTGGCGCCGGTCGTGCCAGCCTGACTCTGGGCCGTCCGCTCGGTGCTGTAGAGGCTGCTGGCGGCGTTGATGGCGGCCGTTCGCTCGGCCGTCTCGCTGGTCCGCTGCGACTCGGCCGCGCGGGCCGCGGCGTCGTCCTTGGCCTGCTGCTCGCGGGCCTGGTTGGACCGCGCCGTCTCGGCCGCGCTGCCCTGGCTGACGGCCAGGTTGCCCTGCTGCACGCCGATGCCGGCCTGGGCGACATCGTTGGTCTGGCGCGCAACCAGCGAGTCCAGGGCCAGCTTGTCCCGCGCCAGGTCGCGGTTGAGGTCCGCGTTCTCCTTGTCGAAGTCAAGCTGCGCCTGGCGCAGGTCGGCGTCGGAAGCGTTCTTGTTGCTGTCGAGCGCCAGCCGCTTCTCCGCGATCATCGCGTCCTGGGCCGCCCGCGTCGCCGCGGTGGTCGCGTTGGTCGCGGCGATCTCGTTGCTGATGGCGGCCTGGCGGTTGTTGTCGCCGGCGATCTTCAGCGCGTTGTCGATCTGCTGCTGGTTCTGGCCCTGGTCGCGCAGCTTGGCGTCCATGGCCGCGATCTCTTGATCGGTCATGAACAGGCCGCGCCGCTGCTGGTTCTCGGCCCGCTTGGCGTTGTCCTTCTGCAGCGTCGCCAGTTCCTCGCGCAGCTTGGCGGCGTTGGCCCGGGCGCTTTCCGCGGTGCCCTCCGAGGCGCCGACGCGAGCGACCTTCTCCTCCTTCGACTCGCCTGGGGCCGGGTCGGCACCCTGGTCAGTGATGGTGAAGTCGACCGTGTTCAGGTCGATGGGCTGGTTCGGGATCTTGGTCGTGAGGTCGGCGTCGGTCGCCAGCGAGACGCGGCGGGTGTTGCCCGCGCCGTCGGTCAGGATCAGGACCGCGGCGCCCTGGCGGGGCTTGCCGAACTGGTCGACGGCGGTCGGATCGGCGCCGACGGACTGGACCGTGAAGCCGGGGTATCCCTGGGCGATCTCAGCAACCGTTGGCATCAGGGCGCTCCACTGCCGACGAGTCTACGGCCGGCGATCTGCTTGGCGGCATCCAATCGTTTGCGCTCCTCAGCCTCGGGGGTGATGCCCGACCAGCGGGCGGCGTTCTGGCCGCTGATGGTGGCCAGCACGCGCTTCCAGTACATCGCCTTGTCGTCGTCGCTCATGCGCTGGTACGACGGTGTGCGCACCTCGGCCTGGAAGCGGGCCAGGTCGGCGCCGCGGAGTTGGGCCATGGCCCGCTGCTCCGTCTCGCTCAGCTTGATCTCGCTGCCGCCGCGGGAGACCGTATCGGGGTACTTGGTGAACGGCTTGACCTCGCTGTAGCCGGCGCGGTTTAGGCGGTTCAACTCGCTCTCCAGCGGGCTGATCGGGCGGCTCTGCTCGCGCGCCAGGACCCCGCCCAGACCAGCCTTGGCACGCTGCTCGGGCTGGCCGGTCATCGGGTCAATGCGCGCGGGTAGCTGCTGGCTGAGGCCCGGAATGCGGCTCATGACCGTCTGCGGGATCGCCCCCGGTAGCTCCTTGCTGACATCCCGCGCAATGGGGTCGGTCAGCGCCACCCCGCTGCCACCCAGGCCGCCCCACGGCACGAAGCGGCTGGCGTAGCCGATGGCCGTCTTGCCGACCGTCCGCGGGCCGCTGTCGCCGTCGCCCAGGGCGTGCAGCAAGTCGACCGCGGTACTCAGGTAGCTCGCGTCCGACATGACCCGCAGCGTGCTGGCGAAGGCCGCCTCCTGCACCCGCGGGTTGGTCCAGTCAATGCCGTTCTTACCCTGCTTGGCCGACACCCCGGTGGTCGCCTCGTACATCGCCGCCGGCACCGCGAATGGGATCTGGAACGGCCCCCAGCCCGAGTAGTCGTACCACTGGCCGCCGATCTTGACGCTGCTCGGCCGCTCGGGGTTGTCGGGCCCGGTGACGTTGCCCGCGGCGACGTTGCTGATGATGGTCATCGACAGCAGGCTCTGCACCAGTAGCTCGGCGCCCTCGTGGGTGGCCGTGCGGGTGTCGCCTATCGCCAGGCCGCGCGCCATCTTCCAGGCGTGGACCGCCTCGCCCAGGACCGGCGTCCGCTGCAGGCCCAGCCGCCAGATAGCGTCCGGGACGCCACTGAAGGGGACCAGGGCGTCGACCGCCAGGCCGAGCAACTGGGTGCCCTTGTTGGTGCTGCTGAGCAGGTCCTGCTTCCAGTCACTGAGGCGTTGGCCGACGCCCTTGCCGCCTTCGTTGCTGAAGACGGTGCTGGTCCCCGACTTCTTGCCCGCCTCGAAGATGTCGTTGGCGTTGGCGCGGATGACGGCATCCATGTCGGCCTGGGTGACCGCGCCGGCCTCGCGGATGAGCCGCTGGGCTTCCATGGTCGCGCCCATGTTGCCGGCGATGACACGGAAGAAGTCGTCCGCGGCGCCCAGGGCGCGCAGGAAGATGTGGCTGCCGTGGGTGTTCGGCGCCCCCGCGCGGGTCTGACTGGTGACGCCCGTCAGGGCCGCTTGACGGGCGGCCCGCCAGGCGTCCGGAATGCTGCCGCCCATGGCCATCAGGCCCAGCAGGGCATCCTGCTCGCGGCCCGACACCGCCGCCACCAGGGGCTGCTTGATCATCTCGGCAAGCTGGCTGGACAGGTTCATGACGTGCGTCCCGAGGCCCGACAGCATCCAGTCCTTGCTGGTGGCGATGACCTCGCCGGCGACGGTGCGACCAGGGTTGGTGCCGGGCTTGGGCGGCCCCACCTGGCGCGCGGCGAAGTCGAACTGGCTGCGCAGTTGAGCCAGGTCGGGCCCCTGCCCCTTGGCCAGCCCGAAGCCGCCCTTGATCGCCCCCGGCGCGATGGAGCCGGTCAGGGCCCCGAGCAGGTCGCGGTTGACGCGGCCGATGGTGTCCTGCTTCTCCTTGTCGGTCATGCTGAACTCGCTGGCCGTCGCCCCTGCGATGGCCCCGCCCACCCGCGGCAGGTTGCCGGCGATCAGTCGCGCCACCATCGGGTTCTTCAGCCCGCGCGGGCTGAGCGCGCCGGCGATGGCGGCGGCGCCGAGCTTGGCGGTGCGGTTCGGATCGTCGTCGTCGACCTCGGCGCCCGCGGCCGCGCCGGCCACCGCGCCGCCCAGGTACTGCGCCCCGGGGGCCTTCAGGTAGTTGTCGACGATCTGCTGGCGGCCGGGGGAGATCGGGGGCGCGCCCTGGGCGCCACCGATGGTCTCGGCCTCGCTGATCATCTTGGGCTGGACGCGGATGATCTCCCGCCCGGCGATCTCAGGGGTCGGGTTGAGGTGGCGGATCGGGATGTCGTTGCCGGCCGCCTTGGCCCGCGCGGCGATCTCCTCGGCCACCTGGCGCAGGTTCAGGGCGTCGGGGTTGTCGCGCTTGAGGCCGACCTGCTTGGCCAGCGCCCGCTCGGGCTGGTTGATGTAGATCGCCGCCAGGTCCTCGATCTGCGGGTCGATGACCAGCGCCTCGGTCCGGCTGGACTGCTTGATCGCGGCCTGGTTCAGCCGCGCCGCCTCGGTCGGCGTCAGCTTGTTCAGGTTCGGGCCCGTCTTGCGGGTCGGGTTCATCATGTTGAACGCCTCGGTGCGCGCCGGCTGGACCCGCGGCGACTCGCCCCGCAGGAGCAGCGCGGCGATCACGTCCGGGTCGGTCAGCCGCCCACTGCGCACAGCATTGGCAAGCTCGGTTGGCATGCTGGCCAGGAGAGTCATCATGCGCATGTCCGCGGCGCCGCTGGGGCCGACCGCCAGGTCGGTACTGGCGATCTGCCGCCCATCGCCCACGTCGATGCCCTGGTCCTGCCAGCCGACCTTGCGCGGGCCGAACGGGGTGGCCTCGGTGGTGGCGCCGACCAGGCTCTGCTCGCCGCGCCACATGATCTCTTTGATGCCCTCGCCGGTCGAGTGCTCGTGGGCCGGGTAGTCCGGCGCGAGCGGGCCGAAGTGGTGGTGGAAGGTGACCACCATCGGCGTCTGCGGCCGCCAGACGTAGTACAGCTTGGCCGCCGCGGTGGCGACCAGGGGCTCGCCCGCGCCGACGTAGCTGTAGACCCGCGGCAGCGCACCGGGGTCGCGGGCGCCGGCGGCATCAGGGATCTGGCTGCTGCCGTAGAAGGCCACGTCGCTGCCGCCCTCGCGGCCGGTGAAGTCGAGCGCCCCGGGGCGGTCGATCCGCGGCGCCTCGCCGGCCTTCTGGGCGTTGTTGACGACGGCCTGGCTGATGTCGGTCGCGGCCGCCAGGTCGCCCTGGGTGAACTTGCCGGTGAACTGGCCGTGTCGCGCGAGCGCGAGCGTGCCGCGGTTGCCCGCGCCGGTGATGACGGTCAAGCTGTCCTGCAACTGTTCCAGGCCGCTGGCCAGGATGCGCTGCATCATCTGCTGCGCCTGCTGCGCGTCGAGCACGCCACCCGTCAGCCGCGGCACCAGCACCTGGCTGACCCGCTGCTGCAGGCTGGCGATGCGGTTGGGGGTCAGGGCTTCGAGGACCTCGTGCAGGGCCTGGCGGCTGTAGGCCTGGACCGCCGGCGCTAGCTCGCGCTCGGCCTGGGTCGTCGGCACCGCGCGGGCGGCCACGCTGAGCGTGTTCTTGGCCGCGCGGATGATGTCCTCGGAGGCGGTGATGGGGACCGTCTTACCAGCCAACTCGGCCGCGCTGAGGGCGGCGCGCGCGCCCGCGCGGGGGTTGGCCATCAGCCCGACCAGGGCCGCCCCGCCGAGCTTCAGGTTGCGGTTGGGGTCGTCCTCGTCGGCCTGGGCGCCACCGAGCGCCGCCCCGGCGCCAACGGCCAGCCGCTGCGCCTTGTAGAGCGCCTGGTGCTCGGTCTGCCCCTTGATCGCCTCGTCGAAGAGCCAGTGGTGCATGACGTGCTGGAAGCTCTCCGGCGGGATGTCGCTGCCGTAGCCGGCCTGCTGAAGCTCGCCAATGCGCTGCATCAGCATCTGCCGCATCTCCAGCGCCGCCGGGCTGCCCTTGCTGCCGAAGCTCTGGTTGACGGCCTCGAACAACTCGGGCGCCTTCTCCTTGCCGACCCAGATGTTCAACTCGTTGGAGTCGACCGTCGGGAAGTCGCCCATGCCGAGCAGGTGGGCAACAAAGCCCTCCTTGGCCGTGCCAACGCCGACCAGCTTGCCAAGCTGGTCAACGATGCCCTGGATGTCGCCCTGCTGGCCAAGCTCGTTGATGACGGGCGTCAGGTCGCGGATGTTGGTCAGGTTCTTGATGCCCGCCTTGATCTCCTCGGGCTTCAGGTCGCGCGAGGCGGGGTTGCCCAGGGACATCATGCTGGCCCCGGTGCCGCCCTCCTTCTCGGGCTTGCGTAGCTGCTGCATCAGCGAGCCGGCGCGAGCGGCGCTCACGTCGCCTTGCTCCAGCGCGTCCAGGGTCTGCTTGCCCTCGGGGCTGAGCAGCCACTGCGCGAAGGCGTCCTCGGGGCGCACCATCTGCCGCCCGCCGGTGCCCTGGCTGACCGCCTCGGGTGCCAGCTTGACGCCGAACTGGTCCCAGACCCGCTGGGCATCGGGTAGCTCGCGGGCGCTGTCGCGGATGCTCGACATGGTCAGCAGGTAGGCCTTGATCACGTCGCGGTCGGTCATCTGCCCGGACAGGAGCTTCTGGCGCTGCTCGGTCAGGAACTGCATGACGCCCTGGAGGTGCTGCGGGCTGGTCCGGGCCTGACCGAGCAGAGCGTTGCCAACCTCCTGGGCGCTGGCCAGGCCGCGCTCCTGCAGCCGCCGCAGCGTGCCCGCAGCCTGGGTCTCGCCGGGTGCCAGGAAGCCGGTCTCGCGCAGGCGGACCCCCAGCGGTATCTTGGGCACCGCCTCGGCCGCAGCCTTGGCTGCCCTGGCCGCGCCGCGTGGTGAGGCCGCGAGGCCGACCAGGGCGCCCGCGCCGGCCTTGAGGCCGCGGTTGGGGTCTTCCTCGTCGGTGCCGGCCTCGGCCCCCAGGGCCCCGGCGATGGGGCTGGTGAAGGCCGCGGGACCGCCCGAGTAGGCGTTGCGACTGCGGTCCAGACCATTCTGGAACAGCACCCGCACGTCGTGCGAGACCGACTCGCCGGTCACCGGGTCGGTCATCGGGATGCGCTTGCCGCCGCTGTAGCGCAGGCCCTCGAAGCCCGCCGCCTCCAGGGCGCGGTTGGCAAAGTTCCGGTCGACGCTGGACAGGGCCTCCCAAAGCCTCATGCCGTCAACCGCCCGCTCACCGTAGTTCGTAACCGCCAACACCTTCCCCAGGGCCGACTCGGCGTTGAAGCTGTCGGGGCGGTCGGGGCCGTAGTTATCCAGATAGTCGATGACCCGCTGGTTGATCTCGGGCGTCGTGGGCTCTTCCAGATCGAGCAGGTCCATGTCGCGCGGCATGTCGATGGCGCGCACGTTGGGCCCGGCCGGGACGGTGCCCGCGATGTCCTGAATGCGCTGGTCGATGCGCGCCAGGTGCGCCTCCAGGGACCGCTTCGCGTCCAGCATCATCTGCTCGCGTGGTGACCCTGGTGGCGCCAGGTCCGCAGCCAGGTCCTGCTCGACGCCCTGAAGCTGACGACGGACCTGGCGCTGCTCCAGGGCGTAGCTCTCGGCCTCGCGGAAGCCCTCAGGCTGGCGGTTCTGAGCATAACCTCGGGCCAGCGTCTCGCCGCCGGGCTCGTTGGGGTACTTCGTCCGCAGGTTGACTGCCGCCCGGCGGTCGCCCTTGGCCATCAGATCGTCGATCTGCTGCTGGATCTCGGGCGGGCGGACGCGACCCTCGCCGCGGACGACGCCACCAGCCACCCGCGGATCGCTGGTCAGGTACAGGCCCGGGCCGACAAGGTTGGCCCCGGCGTCCTTGGTCAGGTCGGTCTGGAGGTAGTCGCTGGCGCCACCATGGAAGCCACGGACGATCTCCTGGGCGCGGTCCTTGAAGTTCTTGGCCACCTCCAGCAGGCGGTCGATATCAAGCTCGCCGCTCTCGTCGATCAGGAAGCGCGCCACCGGACCGCGGACGATCTGCTGGGCGATCTGCCCAATGGGCGCGTCAGCCCACTCCTGGGCGCCCTTCTGGAACGTCCCGGGGGCGTTGCGGAACATCTGCCCCAGGCCGCTCTGGGACCACTCCTGCATGCCCTTGGCGATCTTGGCTGCGCGGTCGGCGCCCGCCGGGCCGAGGAGGGGGATGTTGCGCAGGTCGCTGACAGCACCGCGGATCTGCCCGAACTCCGCGCCGGGCATCGGGATCAGGATGTTGACCAGCAGGCCCGTCAGATCGGCAAGCTCGACGCCCCCGATCAGGACGTTGCGCATGCCGCCACCCTTGAGGCCGGCGCTGACGATGCCACCCGCATCCATCTCGGCCGCCAGGCCCAGGCCCGGGCTGGTGCGGCGGGCGACCTCGCCAATCATGTCGTCGTAGCGGCCCGCGGCCGCCGCCCGCATGCCGTACTGGATCGCCGGCAAGATGCCGCTGCCGGTCTGGGTGTTGCGGCCGTATTCATTGATGGCGCGGATCGGGTCCTTGACGGCCTCCTCGGGCGTCATCGTCGAGCCGGGCGTGATGCCCTGTAGCTGACGCCCAAACTCGCTCCCCGCGCCCCTGACCGCGCCGACCGCGGCGTCACCCGCCAGCGCCAGGTTCCGGCCCACATCGAACGGCGCCGAGGGGGCATTGGACTGGGCCTGCTGCGGGTTGGTCAGATCGTCGCTCGGGGTCGGCAGGCCATTGGGGCGCGCGGCGGTGGCCGGGCTGCGGAAGCCGGCCTGGAACTGGTCGAGCGGGTTGCCGAAGTCCCGCGGCTTCGAGATGTCGGCCAGGATGTCCTGGCCCTGCTGGCGGACGCGGCTGCTGATGTCGTCGGCCTGGCCCTGCAGCAGCATGCGGCGGGTCTCGGCCTCACTGCGCTGCATGGCCGTCGTGCGCTCGCTGTCGGCCTGCATGCTCTGCAGGGTCTGGGCACCCTGGTCGCGCAGGGCCCCGGCGCGGTCAAGCAGCCCGCGGCTGGTGCTGAGGGCGTCGTCGAGACCCTGGCGTGCGGCCGTGCCGACCGTGCTGCTGGCCTCCTGAATCTGAGGCATGTAGCGGTCGACGATGTTCTGGATCTTGCCGACGTAGTTCGGGTCGGTCATGTAGCCGCCCGCCTTGAGGGCGCCGACGAAGCCCGCCACCGTGTCCTGCCCCTTCGCGGCGGCGTACCGCGGGGCGTTCATGATCAGGTCGGCAAAGTCCTGAAAGCTCTGGGTCAGGTTGTCGTAGGCGCGGAAGGCGTCACGGATGGTCACCGGGCCCGCGCCATAGTCCTCCCAGGTCTGGGCGTTGATACTGCCCGCGGGGCCCTTGCCCTTGATGCCGAACAGGTTGTTGCCCTCGGCAAACTTGCCGAAGCCGGTCTCGTTGGCGGCCATGCCGATCATCGCCGCCGCGGGGATGCCGGTGCGGTCGGCCACCGCCTGGGCGGCCGGCGCGATGCTGCGGATGAACGCCTCGGGGCTGCTGGTGTCCAGCTTGATGTCGGGGACCGCGCCGGGGTTGGCACTCTTGGTCGGCACCGCCGGGTGGTCCGCGTACAGGGCGCCCTGGACGGCACCCATGCGCCGCTCCATCTCCTGCGGGCTCATCCACTCGCTGCCGCCAGTGAGGTCGCGGCCCGACTGCCCGACGTGGAACTTGCCACTGCCCGGGTCGTAGGCGTCCGCAAAGAAGTAGTGGCCGGGGGTGGAGATGGTGATCGGGTTGCCCGAGCTTGCCTCGCGCGCGAAGTCGTCCCAGCGCGAGCCGGCCACGATGTGGGTGTCGACGCCCATCTGCTTGAGTAGCTGCTGCTGGCTGCTGATGCCGGCCATGCCGCTGTTGGGCGTCCAGCCGAACTGCCGCGCCAGGTCGGTCGCCTCGCGCAGGGTCGGATTGCGGCCGTACATCTGGGCCCAGCGCACCGCGGCCGCGGGCCCGCAGGCCGAGTAGGCCTCCTCGGCCGTCAACTGGTCGTTGCCGAACTGCGAGATATCCTTGAAGGCACCCGTCGCGGCGGTCGCCTGTGCGGGCTGGGTAACCAGTCCATCCTGTTGGGGGGCGATGGCCGCGCGGGCCTGGTCGCCCGCCTCGTTCAACGCCGAGCCAGCCTGGGTGCGGGCGTTGTTCGCGTAGTCCAAGAACTGCTGCCCGTAGTTGTGGGCCGGCTGCTGGGCGGTCTCGAACTCCTGGCGGCGCTGGTTGACGTAGTCGGTGAACTGCTGGCCGTAGTTGACGGCCTGCTGCGCAACTGGTTGCGCAATTGACTGCGCCTGCTGCTGACCCTGCTTGAGCAGCGTCTCGCCCTGCCGCTGGGCCTGCTTGACGTAGTCGTCGAAGCGCCCGAGCAGGTCCTGCTTGGCGTCGTCTTCGAGCAGGAAGCCAGGCATCAGATCAACTGCGGCACGGTCGGCACCGTGGGCGGTGGCGGGGCGGGCATCTGCGGCACCGCGGGCAGCGGTAGCTGGGCCGCGGGCGCGAGCGGGGGCGGTAGCTGCTGGGCGGCCATGGGTAGCGGCCCCGGCGGTAGCTGCGGCTGGGGCGGCTGGATGGCGGCCGCGTCAGGGGCCGGGTGAATCTCGCCTGGCACGCTGGTGTCGGGCAGGGTGACGCCGATCCGCTCGACCACCTTCAGGAACTGATCGGGGTCGCGGCGAGCCTCTTGCTGCAGCCACTGGCGGTCCTGAGCTTCGTACTTTTGGCGGTAGACGCGATCCAGCGCCTCGTTGCTGACGCGGCTCACGTCGGGCCCGCGGGTCGGGAAGATCTGCTTCGCCAGGTCCTCGGCATCACCCGTCACCTCGCGGGTAATGTCGTCCTGAAGCTGCAGGACCTCGTCGGCCTTGGGCACTACAGCGTCGGCTCCAGGGCATCCACCCGCGTGTCCAGGCTGCTGAGCGCACTGTCCTGCTGGGTGTTCTTCAACTCGACCGCGTCCAGTCTGCTGTTCTGGGTGCCCTGCTCGGTATTGATGGTCGTGAGCGCCGTGGCGTTGGCACTGATGGCGGTCGTGTTGGTGGCGATGGCAGTCGTGTTGCTGCCGATGCTGACATCCTGGGCGGCGTCCTTGTTGGCCAGATTGAGGACCGTCGTCTGGAGCGTGGCGATGTCGGCCAGAGCCTGCTGGGCCTGGATCTGATTGGCCAGGATGTTGGCGATCTGGGTGTTGATCGGCGCCAGGCTGGCGTCGATCATGGCCTGCACGTCGGCGCCGGTCAGCGGCGCGCCGGGCCCGCTCGGGACGTAGGTCTGCTCGGTCATGCGCCCGGCCCTCCAACGACCTGCTGGTATGGTGGCGGGGCGACGCCAGCCCCATTTGGTGCCGCGGCGAGCGCGCCCAGGTCTGGCACGCCACCCATGCCTGGGCCGCCGCCTTCAAACACGCCGGGCTGCGGCGCGCCGGGGGCGCCCCCAGGCGGCAGGCCGGGCTGGCCACTCGCCGCGAGTTGCCCCTCCATGGCGAGTTGCTCGGCCTGCTGCCCCTTGGCCAGGATGTCGCCACGGCCGGCCAGCATGAAGACCTGGCTGTCCAGCCACTGCTGGTACTGCGGCGACTGGCGAATGCGGTCGCGCGCTTTTGAGCGCCTAATCTCGTCGGGGTTGTCGCCCAGGTACTCGACCGCCTCGTCCTGGCCCCAGGTGCCGGCGGCCAGCCGCTCGTGGGCGTAGCGGGCCTTGATCATGTCGTCGGTCGGCAGCGCCTGCTGCACTTCCCAGACGATCCTGACCGGCCGCTTGTTGTCCTCGGGACCGATGCCGATGTAGCCGCTCGGGTTGTCCTCCGCGGTGTAGCCGACCCAGACCTTCTCCTTCACCTTGTACGTGATCAGGTCCCACATCTTCTCGGTCTGCCCCTTGAGGAAGGCGGCGATGCCGTTGCTGACCGGGGCAACTCGAGTCCGGCTGTAGCTGAGGACCTGGCTGATGGCGAAGCCCGCGCCCTCCATGCCGCTGAGGGTGGTGACCCGCGGCGACTCAAGCTGGCTGATCGCGTTGTCGATCAACTGCATGTGCTTTTCCAGGGTCTGCGCATCGGGGTAGTCGATGCGCGATAGCTGCCGCCCTGGGGCCAGGTTGACCACCTCGCCAGGGAGCGGCCCAGGGTCGCGGTCGCGCGGCTTGCCGTCGTTGCCGATGACCGGCGCCGCGGAGCTTTCGCCGTAGTTGACCAGGGGGCTGAGCAGGTCGCGGGCGACGTACTGGGCGTGCATGGCGCGCAGGTACTGGCGGTACTGGACCAGCCACAGCTTGGTCTGCGAGATGCCCCAGCCGATCTTGCGGTTCTTCCAGTGGTTCATCCACAGGCCCGGGGCGAAGTCATAGGGCACGCCGAAGGGGTAGCCGTGGCGAAACTGTTTGACGATCTTGCTGGTCGGCGTCCCCGAGTAGTTGCTGCCCGACACCGCCCAGGAGCACCACGCCTCGTCCCAGTGCTCGATCAGTTCGATGCTGGTCGGCAGGACCTTGGTGTTGTTCTCCCCCTGAGGCTGGCCAAGCTCCTCGGGGACGAGGTTGCCGTCGGCGTCCAGGCCCAGGCGGTAGCGGCGCAGCGTGGAGCGCAGCGGGCGCTCGGTGACTTCCAGCACCTCGCACAGGCGGCCGCCCGACCAGACCGGGTAGATCGTCCGCGCGTCCACGCTGAGCCAGGCGAAGGGCGGGCCAGCCAGCTTCTTGGCCTCCTCGGTGCTCTTGTCGTACTCGTCGTACTCGCCGTCCTTGGGCCGCGGGATGCTGTACCGCCGGTCCCAGGCGTCGCGGTTGTAGAGGATCTTGCCCCAGCCACCACCGTCGTTCAGCGCCGCGTCGGTGACGCTGTTCATGGTGTCCTGACCAGGCTCCCTGGTCGCTAGCTCCCACAGCGTGCTGGTGGTGAACCGCTCGCGCAGGCTGGCGTTGGTCTGGGCGTTGTCCGACTCACCCGTCTTCAGGCTCAGCACCGGCCGCTCCAGGGTCATCATGGCCGTCTGCTGGAAGGCCTCCTCGGTGATGTCCGGGTCGCGCGGGTCGACGTTGACCAGGGTGTACTTGGCGTCGGCGCCGGACATGGCCGGGACCTTCATCTCGCGCTGGTCGCGGTAGTTGTCTAGCTGGGTGTCGTCGTCGACGTACAGGTCGTGCAACTCGGACTGCAGGTGCTGCAGGTACTCACGGCTGGGCGCGGCCAGCTTCTTCTCAGCCACGCTGCAGCCACCGCCGCCAGACGTACTCCAGATCGCTCTGGCGCGCCCGCGGCACATCGTGGGCGCCGACGCGCTGGCCAGTCACACTCAGGAACCGATGATGGTCGTACATCTCTACCCAGTCCCGCCGGCGCCGCCCCTCGGGCAGACGGCCGCGGACGAAGATCCTGAGCCCGTCCCCGCCGGGGGACTGCTCGGTGTAGCTGTCCAGGGCGGCCACGATCTGCGGCGCCTCGGTTGGGTGCTCGCTCACATGATCGAGATCGACGCCAACGAGCCCCCAGCGCGGGTCGACACAGAAGCTCAGGCCGTCCCAGGGCCCCTGGCGATAGGCCTCGAAGCACGCGTCGAAGCTCGCCCAGGTGGCCTCGTCCCGCCCATCCGCCGGCTCGCCTGACGGCTGGCTCGGGGGCTTGGACCAGCGCCCGTTCACGTCCTGGGTGTACTTCCAGACCGCCCAGGCACGCTGGTTACGCAGGCTGGGCGGGATGTTCCAGCGGTCGACCAGCAGCGCCCCGGCCGGGGGCGGACCCTTGTAGGGGCGGGGCTGGTCGGCCCCACCAGCGATGGCCTGGAGCCACCGCGGCAAGGGCGGCCGGACCAGCGGGCTCATTGCCCGCGGAGTGTACGCCTAGCGCGCGAACGAGTAACGACTGGTCGTCGAGCTTGCCGCCTGGCTGGCGCCCAGGTGGGCCAGGCTGAGCGCCGTCACCGTGTCGTCGTGCAGGCCGTCGGGGGCGGCGTATTTGACCATGCCGGTCTGGGTCCGGCTGGACTCGTAGGCGCGTAACTCGCCGGCCTGGACCTCGTCGTCGAGCAGGGTGATGGCGCCGTTCTCGATGGCCAGCGCGAGGCTCTCGATGACGGCGCCCTTGGTCGCGTTGGTGGCCGTCCAGCCGAACACCGGCAGCGCCGGCTGGGGCTTGCCGACCAGCGGCTGGTAGCCCCGCTGGAGGCGCTCGACCAGGGGGCCGCCCATGCTGTTGGCCTCGGCCACGATCAGCCGCGGGCGGTACAGGTTGTACCAGCGGTGCAGGCGGCTGACCTGCAGGTCGTAGCTGACCTCGGTCATGCGGTCCAGGGCGACCTGCTCCATGAGCGTCGCGTCGAACATGCTGAAGACGGTGAAGTCGCCCGAGCGAGCCCAGTCCACGCCCATGACGTACTGGTGGCCGGGATGGGGCGGCTCGGGCTTGAGGCGCGCGACCGCGTCAACGCCGCGGAACACGCCCAGGCCGGTCAGGTTCAGGAAGACGGCCAGGATCTCCTGGGCAAACTCCCGCTCCGGCATGCTGGCCTTGGCCGCCTCGATCTCCTGGGCCTGGATGAACGGGTTGACGCTGGTCGGCATCTGCCAGCTTGCCCACTCGGGCTGAAGCTGATCCAGGCCGCGCTGGTAGAGCAGATAGAAGTCGTTGAGGCCCTTGGGCGTGCTCAGGAACCAGGCGTCGCCGGCCAAGTCCATCAGCGTCGGCCGCAGCGCCAGGTTCCACGTACTCAGTAGCTGCGGCACCATCGCCGCCTCGTCGACGATCAGGCGGGCATACTTGCGGCCTCTGGCCGGATCGGGCCCGTCCAGGGACCAGCACTCGATGACGCCGTCGGTGACCAGTTCGAGGCGGTACTCGCCCTCCAGCTTGCGCCGCGTGATCGGCGCGAGCGTCGTCACCAGCACCCGCCAGAACTCGGCCAGCAGGCGGTAGGTCGGCGCCAGGTAGGCCGCGGGCTGACCAGCCAGGGCCGTCTGCACCAGCAGGTGCTGCGCGAGCGTGCTCTTGCCGGTCCGCCGCCCCAGGTCGGCCACGTTGAAGCGGCAGGCCTCGGCCAGGATCTGCTGCTGGGCCTCGTGCGGCCAGGGCAGCGTGATCTTCAGCGTCGGCATCGCCGGCTAGTGCTGACCGTTGGTCCCGTTCAGCCTGGGTTGGGCTGGCGCGCCCTGGTACTCGACCACGATGGTCATCTGGGTCTCGTTCTGGACCTTCTCGGTCGGCTTGAAGCCATTGCGGTCGAGGATGTCCTTGGCGGCGGCCAGCCCGATGCCCGGCTGCTTGTGGCCGATCAACGTGCCCATGCGGGTGATCGCGGGGTCAACCAGGGCTGCCAGCCGCTCTCTGGCGTTCTCTTTGACGTGTGGTGCCGAGCCGCCGTGCATGCGGCACACGGTCCCGCCGCGGATGGCCGGGTTCTGACACGGCAGCTTGCTGTGCCTGTTATGGGCGCTGCATTTGCGGCGGGTGTGCGGCAGGCTCACGCGGCCTCTTTGTGCTTGCGCACCTTCGCTTTGGGCGCTTTGGGCGGCTTGCGAAACCTTTGCAAGCCACCGAGCTTCTCGACGAGCGCGCGAGCTTCAGCTTCCGCGCCGGCCAGGTTGGAGGCCCAGCCGTAGGCCGTGTGATCGCACAGCCAAAGCTGGTCGGTGATCTGGACCATCACACAGCCGTGGGGGCAGCCCTTGTCGCGCTTGGTCCCGACGATCTGCCTCACGACGGCACCATCTTAGGAGCGTGGCAAGCGCACTTGCACGGCCACTTGCCGCGCTTGCCCGCGCCGTCGCCATAGCGACCCAAGCAGCGCCAGTGTTGGCCGACCTTGCACGCCTGGCTGCTCTCGATAGTGAACGGGTACGCCCGAGTTGGCGGCATCAGCCGACCCACGGATCGAACGGCTCGGGTTTGAGCCTGATGAAGGGCGGCCGGTCCTGGGGGCAGACGTGCTCGTGGCTCCACTTGCTGCCGCACTCGTAACACGCGGGGTGCTTGCCGTTGCACGTGAAACGCCCGGCGTAGGCCTCGGTGACGATGGGCCGCGCCTGGTCCCAGAACTGGCCGAAGGAGTTCTCCAGGGTCCGCGGACTGTCGAAGATCTGGAGCGTTCCCAGGGCCCGATTCAGAACCACGTAGCGGAACCTGGCCTGCACGCCGAACTGGTGGCTGACGGCCCACAGGTAGATCGCCGGCTGCCATAGCTCCTGGGCGACGCGGTCCTCACCCCAGGTGCCGACGGTCGTCTTGAAGTCGTAGATCACCGGTCCCGACGGGTGATCCAGATCCAGCAGGTCGATGGCGCCCACGGTGGGCGCCCCCAGGCTGGCGTCGCTGGGGATGCTGAAGGCCCATTCACTGCGGCCTTTCAGGCCCAGGTGCTGGACCTGGGTCAGCAGGTCGATGGCGGTGCTGATGGTGCCGGCCGGGATCGGCTGGCCCCACCAGGCGTACTGTGCCCTCAAATGGCCTCTGAGAGCGCGCTCAGCGTCGTGGCCGGCATACAGGTCCTCCAGTGCCAGGTGGAAGGCTTTGCCATATGCCAGGGCCTCTGAGGGCTCAATTTCGCTATGCCGGACATATCGGTCGGCAAAGACCCCCGGGCATTGGGCCCAGGCCATGAAGCGGGAGGCCGACCAGTGGGGATAGACCAGGCTGTCGGCCGGCTGGTCGAGGACGTTGACGGGCTGACTCACTGCAGGGCCTCGCGGACGTTGGCGAGTTGGGCCCGCAGAGCTTTGCGCGCGGTCTGGACGTGCCATGACGAGTGCAGGTTGCCTTCAGTCGTGGCGATCTCTTCTAGCGCCGCCCGCAGCCGCTCGTTCTCGGCTTCGGCTGATTCGGCGCGAATCTTCCATCCGCGCATGCCGATCCCTTCTTTCAGCAGCCGCTCGTTCTCGGCGCGCAGTGCCTCATAGGCGTCCGCGAGCGGCAGGGCGTACAGTCGCCCGCCTTCGTCATCGCACGTGTTGGCCCAGCGGCGAACCTCCCCGAGGGCCACATCACCTAGTGGTTTGGTCGTCATATCAAACAGCTAGCTCCCCCAAAGCCGCCGAACCCAGCCTGGGAACAGGCGGGTCAGCACCGTGTGGATCAACGGCACGCTGGCGTAGGCCAGTCCGACACCGAGCAGGAACGAATCCCAATCAACGCTCATGAGGTCGCTCAAGTGCCTCCTGTGCCCATCGGACGTACTGGTCGGCATGCGCCGAGTCATCTGCAATCAGAAACAGAACCGCCCGCAGCCGCTCCAGATGATCGCGCTCGACCTCAACGATGCCGAGCCGCGCGCGCAGGGCCTTGATCTCCAGATCCTTGTTGGCGTTGGACTGGGTCAGGTTCTCGACCGCCTGCTGATAGACCACCTCGCCCTGCACCGCCCGCTGCTGGCGCGCGTCGACGATCTGCTGCTTCTGGTTGTCCAACCGGCGCAGGTCGGTCTGCAGCAGGGTGATCGCCGCCGCCATCTCGTCGAGGCGCTTGTAGATCCAGCGGATCGGCGGCGAGGCCTCGTGGTCGGGGATGTCCATGTCGGGCATCAGTCGTCGTCCTGGGCCGGGGCAGCTTCCGCGGCAGCCTTGACCTCGGCCGCCCACTTCGAGCGGTAGGCACTCTGGTTGCCCCGCGGGTCACCGATGCGGGCCCAGTAGTCGAACCGCTCCTGCATCGCATGCTGGCGGTAGCCGGTCGGCGCGTCGTCCTTGTGGATGCTGTGCCAGGCTCCGTCCTCGGGGTCCTGCACGAGCAGGTAGCCGAACTCTTTCGCCCACCGACAGCGCGGCGGGAATGGTGCTTTCGCCACGGTCCTATTCTAGCTCCATCTCTGTCTGATTCCGAACCCCGTCCCGAACCCCGTCCGACACCTCCCCCTCCGGGGGGTTGGGGGACTCGGACGAGGTTCTCAAACCGGACGGCAACCAGAACACCGTCGGGGCCGGCCCCGAGACGCCCAGCTTGGGGCCTGGTCCCGTTGCCACCAGGCCCATCGCCACGCGGTTCTTCAACTCCGCCCGGGTGGCCACATCCTTGCCCCCGATGTGGCGCGCAAGCTTGACCAGCGTCACGCCGGTCGTCGCGTCGTGGCAGCCCAGGTCGAACAGGCCGTCGGCAAGCTGGTCCCACAGCGGGCGGCGGTCGTGGGTCTCCGGATGCAGCTTGACCGGCGGCGAGTCCTCGCGGAGGCAATAGTCGCCATCGCGCAGGATCAGCGGCAGCCAGGGCGGGGTGTCCTCGGACAGGCGGCCCTTGGCCTTCAGGTCACGAACCGGCTGGAGGCCATCGGGGTCGTTCTTGATGTAGTCGAGATCGAGCAGGATGTCGGCCGCGCCGGCGAAGGCGCTGGAGCCGCGGCCGGCCTGGCCGACTGGGCCACCAGACTTACGGCCGTGGCGCAGGTACAGCACGGCGTAGCCGTCGTTGGCCAGCCGTCGTAGCTCGTTCATCGCCTCGCGGGCCTTGCCAGCGTCGTTCTCGTCGTCGATGCCAGCGATCATGCTCAGCGTGTCGATCACGATCAGGTCGACCTGGCGGTACTGGACGCGCTTGCGGATCTCGCGGATGACGGTCGACCAGGGGTAGTTGCCCAGCTTGGCCTGGGGCAGGGTGTAGAAGCCGTCGTGGAAGTCCAGCACGCCCCAGCGGGCGCAGGCGGCGCGGAAGCTGCCGCCACCCTCCTCGGTGACGTAGTAGATCGTCCCCGCGGTCAGCGCCTGGCCACAAAAGTCGGCCGCGCCGGTCAGCAGCGCGCGACTCAGGCAGAGCGCCAGGCTGGTCTTGCCGACCTTGGGATAGGCCGTCAACTCTGTTACGAGGCCTTTACCAACGAGGCCGTGACAGACCCAGTCGATGTGCTGCGCGGACAGGTTCCGAAGCTCGTCCAGAGTCAACTCGGCAAACAGGCTATCGGGTTCGAGAACCTCGTCCCGAACCTCGTCCCGCTTCTCATCCCCTAGGGTTGGGCCGAGGTTCCATTGGGACGAGGTTCTCCCGGGGTCACCTTCGAGCCTACCGGAGAGCTTCTCGTCAGGCGGGTTGATGGCGTATTTCGCGGCGCTGTGCGCGAGCCGCAGCACGTCCGCGAGCGTTACCGGAGGTTTACAAAACTCGAGGTTGATGGCCTCCAGCCGGACCCCGATCTCGTACTCCTCCAGGCCATCCTCGCCGCGCAGCCGGCCCGCGATGGACATCAGCGTGTTGTCCCTGGTGCCCTCCGGAATGTCGGTCATCGGCCGCCAGCCGTAGGTCCCCTGACCAGCCAGGCCAGCGATCCGGGCGACCGCGACTTCACGCTCACCGCCAAGCTCGACGACCCAGTCGGGCAGCCGCGGCAGGTCGGCCAGGGCGTCCTCATCCAGGGCCCAGACCCAGCGGTACATCGCGCGGCTGACGTGCATGCTGGGCGGCAGGATGACGTAGCCGCCCTGGCCGCGGAAGTCGATCCCCGACCGCTTGCTGAACAGCGTCGGCGCCTCGGCCCGCCAGGCGAAGAAGCGGTGCTGACCGCCGACCCGGCCGGTGTGGCTGAATGGCCCGGCGGGCAGTTCACCCATGTCGCTGGCGGCCCGCACCGCCAGGTCGCCATCGAGGTCAACCACAACCACGCCGGACAACTCGCCGGTGGCCAGGCCGATGTTGGCGCCGGGCCACTGTCGCCACCACTTCTCCACCTCGGCCTCAGCCGGTACGCGCGCCTGGTACTCGGCCCACGCTACCAGCGGCGTCTTGCCCATCTTGGTGCAGGTGACGCGCTGCCAGATGACGCGGTCGCCCTGGCGCGTGCGCTCCTGATGGGTGTGCGAGACCAGGGCCGGACAGACGGGGAAGATCGGCAGACCCAGGCTGCGGTAGTAGAGAGCCCAGTAGACGACGGGATCGCTGACCGCGGGGAGCGGCCCGGGTGTACTATTCGGTTCCATCGCGCTTTCTCCTCGGGTTGGGGAGTTGGAATGGCCCCCTCTGTACAGGGGGCCTTTTCTATGGCCTGCTGACGAGGTTAGCGGAGTGGTGAGGCAAGCTCGCGCAGGATGCGCACCTCGTCCCGCGGGCGCCAGATGTCGACATCCAGACCGGCCGCCGCGAGCAGGGCGATCCAGTGCTTCTGGTGACGGCTGGTCTGGCCGACCTCGGTCTTCAGTTCGCGGAACATGACCTGGCCATCCCGCGCGAAGACCCAGTCCGGCCAGCCGTAGCCGCAGGCGTGGTCCGCGCCGGTCTCGATGGTGTGAATGCCCCTGACGGCAGCTTCCGAGTAGCGGACATGAAACCCGCACCAGCCCCGCTCCCGGGCC